GCTGCTGGTGCTGCTGCTGGTGCTGCTGCTGGTGCTGCTGCTGGTGCTGCTTCTGAGTTGGCTTCGAGTTCAGCGGCGGCTTGCGCGGCTAGTTCTTCTTCGGTAAGCTCAGCACGAGGATCTAATTCGATATCTTGATCGTTATATCCTGCGGTGAATGCTTTCTCTAAATCTGCTTCAGTTGCTTTAGTACCCATTATTAATTACCTCACTCGGATTTTTGGGGCTTGACAGCTTTTTGAAAGGCTTTTATCTCAAGTATTTGACCACGTAAAGACGTATGAGCCTCAAAACTATCATTTTCTATTCTAAGTTTAGTCAACCTCTCGTCAAAATACTTCAATATTTTTTGCGTGGCTGGCTGCATTAACTCGTAATTGGTTAATTCTAGCTTATTAACTTTCGTCATTTTCGCCCTCGACTAACTTTTCTCGAACCTGATTCATTACTTCGAGACCTGTCTTCGTGCAATAATAAATCTTTTCTTCTTCATCGAATAAGAAGTGTCCTAGCTTCATCTGAGACATGACCTCTACGTTTCCTAACGCTGCAGGATGATCCTTAGGTTCAACTATGCGCCACGTATTATCGACTTCAGGCGTCTTCGTAGAAAATACGACCATACGGCGCGTATGTTCTTCGCTGGCTAACGCTTCTCGAACAGTTTGCTCGACGTTGTGTTTCGCTTTACTGATACAGTTCAAGTTACCACACGTTATATAACCGTGTTCTATCGTGGCTAAATTCTCGGCCATCATTTCTTTATCACAAAATTGGCAAAAACAACTCATAGTATATATTTCCTATTTTTGGAATGACTCGCCGTCTGGTGCTCTGCCGTCAGGTTCAGCCGCGGGTGTAGCTACTGTACTATCGTTTAAACTAACTTGTGTTTGTAACTTCAAGACAGTATCTTGTACTTTTTGTTTTATATCCGATACTTGGCGGTCTGATGCGCCTTGCTCTTTAAGCTGCACTATCATTGCTTCAAATTCTTGGTCCATTTGAGATACCGCAAGTTTGAATTGACGTTCTTTATCGTCGCTTTGCTCTTTAAGCTGCAGTTTGAAAGCTTCGAACTGTTGATCCTTTTCTTTCATAGCGCCTTGGGCTTCAACGTCGAAGCGTTTGGCGTTTTCTGCATTAGCCGCATTCATTTCAGCAATTTGTAATGTCGTTTGCTGATTCAATTGAGCCACTTCAAGCGATGTATCTGTAGGCGGTTGCGACATTTGTTCTACGATGCCTTTCCATTCTTCATCGTCGTAGTCTAGTACTTCAGGATCAATATGATACGCTTTTAATACTTTGTTCATCCATTTTTGAGGGTCTTTCTTAAAGACTGGGTTCAACATGTATTGACCAATCTGTAACAACGCTTGGTTTGCTGCATCTTTTTCAATCAGTGCTGAAGAACCGCGGGCGTCAATATTAAAATCACCTTTTAGCGAATCATCCTTAGAATACTGCAGGATATGTTTATAATACCGTCTAATATGCGGCGTAGTGACTATATCATCGTATAATCGCGCTACACGGCGTAATACTGAAGACGCATTATAATTCTGCAACATCATACCGCCTAACGTTTCAGGCGTAGCCTGATTAGTTTGGCCCTGCATGATAAGTGGTAAGCCTGTAATATCTTCAGCAAGTTTTAAACCAAGCTCAATAATATTTTGTAGCTCTTGTTGAATCATTGGCGCTTTTAGGAACTGAATAGCTTCTTTAGCACGGTTGGCATGTGGGTCGGCGTCGTCTGCACCTATAAATACTTTCCACGGCTTAACCTCGTTCGGTCCTTCTGCCGCCTGGACTAAGTTAGTGTCGATGTATAACATCGGTCCACCGGCTACGCCCGCATTATCCATCATGTGACGCATAGCGCCTACGATGATACGTTGTGCTGGTCTAAGCTGTCTAGCTACGCCAATACCGAACGGCATACCTAAGCGGCGCTGCCATACCATAACGTCGTAGGGGAATTCACCATTTGCTAGATGCGATACTGTAGTTTTTATAACGCGATTATTCACCATAGTACATTGAACGTGAACGAATTCTTCGTCATTATCAAATTTTAGATTCTCTTTCTCGGACAATATATCTATGGCTAATAAATCTTTATTACTCATGACTCCGTGATAGTACCAAATTTCAAACAAGTTTTTTCTTTTGTCTGCGCTGTTCGTACCTAATCCGGGGGTGTCCGTTCCGGCTATGAATGCTGCTTCGGCAATCATAGGCCCTTCCATAATAACTTTTTTAACTTGACTGTCTATGTATCCCGGGACGCCGATTAACTTCATTAGGCCAGCGCGGGTAATGTCGTCACGCTCCCATGTATAGTTACCATTGTGGATATCTTCACCACATGCGGGGTCAGGAAAGAAATTTCTGTAGAATACACGGATTGAAGCCGGTTTAATTTCTTCGACTTGTTTTAGCTTACCGTCTTTAAATATGAGTTTAGAAGACTTAACAGGGATAGGGCCTTTTAACACGCCACAACCTACTTTAGCCGCATCCTCAATTAAACGCCTGTTATGCGAGTTAAATTGTGATTCGATATGCCAGTCGTCTATCTGTGTTTCAGCTCGTTTCGCGGCTTCTTTAGCCGTTTTAACTATCTGCTTGCCTTGTTCTATCGCGTCGGCTTCCTGAGTAGCCCGCATTTCTGGGTCATCGGTAGCACCTTCGATTGATTCGCGTATTGCCTTAGGTACTTTACCTTCGGCTAGACCTTCTATTTCAGGTCTTGGCGTTGGACGTATAGCCCATGCTTTATCCGCGGTAGGTAACATCATATCGCCCATACGTGCCGCTACTGCGTCCACATATGCGCGTGTTATGTTTAAAAAGATTGTCGAACCTTGTGACTCTTGGTCTTCGGGTTCTATTGCCGGAGCGCCTAACGGCTTGCCGCGCCATGCTTTTAATTCACTGCGGTTAGCGTCGTCGATACCTTCGTAGTATTCTTCATCTTCTAGCCATTCATCTTCAATGCCTGAGTTTCCACGACCGTCGATAGCTTCCGAACGTGACGCCGCTAATCTCAGTCCTAGTGAATCTAATTGATCTACTAAGTCTTCGTCGCATATGTCACATTCTTTACCGTTGATGATTTTTGCTCGATATGTCTTTTTATCTGTATCAGCCATGATTTATATTACTCTGTCTTGGTACAGAATAGTGATACTACCTGTAGCGGAATTATCGGGGTCAATGATTAGACTAGTATCGAATATCACGCCGTCTTGTGCTGTGAATTCGACTAGCGTACCTGCTGCAGTGCTAGCAGGTATAATGAATACTGTCGTTGAGCCGTTATTAATGTTACACGCGTGAGCCGATAATGCTGTATTGACATAGTAACCGCGTACGATGGCGGCTACTGTAGATACTGTCGTTATATCGGCTGATAGGTCTACTACTGCAGGGGTCCAGTTCGCCATGGTTTAGTAAGTCCCACGACCGACTTTTTCGCTGCCTGTAGAATCACCGGCGTATGTTACTGTTACTGTTGGCGAACTACCACCAGTAAGCACGGTTAAATTTGCTTTGACCCATAACACGGGCATATCAACATCGAAGTACATCGCTTTGGTTGCGGTTAACTCTCCTGCAGACATTGCGTGTGTGCCTATGGTAGAGAACGTCGTACCGTCTAAGCTACCTTCTAGGGTAACAGTGACCGCGGACGGTGCGCCCGTTATCGTAACTTGTAATGCGTGGCTATCAACTAAACGTCTAAACTCTTTAGCGCCACTCGCGCCCGTGCTTGTTACAGCGCTCAAAAATACTAAACTACCCATTGTATCCACCTTAAATCATTAAATTAATTTTCGCATACGTCGAATTCTGTGGCATACTTAAAGTTAATATGTGTAATATCATAAAGTATACGCGTGTTTGACATATTATCATAAAATTTTAGCTTTTAAAATTATTAACTAGGAACCCGAAATATGATAGATAAAGTGATCGCTTTCTTTACCTCTATTGGTCTAGACTCCATCGACCAAATTGCCGACCGTATCGGCTTATCTTCTATTGCTGCCAGTTTAGGCATTACCGCTAACGAAGCCTTAGGGTCTACTTGGCATTTAGCTGATTACGCACTTCTCATATCAGCCTTAGGCGGTATCTTGTTCATTATAGAGAAAATTTTTGTTATCTATCTCAGGTATAAGGAGAGTAAAAAAGTATCCCACGAAGACGAAGACCCCACCAATTAAAGCCCTAAACCACTATCCCTCGCCCTTATCGCCCTAGTCCTAACGTTAGCCCTGTTATTAGTTCTCTTTTTAACGGCTTTCGTTGCCATTGTCATCATACAAGCATCAAACAAGTTAGGTGACTCAATGCCCCTGGCTTTCATCGCTTTTTTAGATTCGACCTGTATTTTACCGTTATTCGTGTAAATACGTTTAGGTCTTGACAACTCCGCCACTAATTCAAATTGATTAACACATTCTGAATCAATAGAGATCAACATATCAAAATCAACATCTAGCGCCATGCCACCGGCTTCAATTTGTTTTCTCACGATATAAGCATTCTCGAACCGGTCACGTAACCATGTCGCTGCTTGTGCTCTGAAGTTTAAAAACGAATCCTCATTCGTTTTCAACGTCAAGTCGCGTTCACCTTCTTTTTCACCGTAACGTTTCTTCGGATCTTGAATTGCTCCCGAACCGTAGAACGTTTGAAAGCTTAATCGGGTATCCTGGTAGTTACCGAACGCCATCTTCATAACTGGCGCACCCATGCCGTCCGCGTCGTACGTTAGAATCTCTGAGTTATTCAAATACGCCTTATTATACGCCCATGGTATAGCTTGGGTAATATCACCGTCGGTTAGTAGCTCTGCAGCCGTTACAACGTACCCATGTCTTGAACAGACCGCCTTAGCATCGCCTGTATCCGCAGGGTCGAAAGCTGTGGTCTTAACACCGGTAGGCGGCACCTTTAACAGCTTGTGCAAGTCAATAGCCGCCTGAACCCATTGGCTAGGTATGAATACATCTTCAGCCGATGCGTTCGGGTCGCGGTCAATTTCTTGTGCAACGGTAATAGGGTCTAATTCTTCTTTTTGTTTTCTGTACCAAGCATTATCTTTGCGCGGATCGTCTTTCCAATCGAAGATAAATTTTCTTCTGGTACCATGAAATTTTAATGAGTTTCTATAGAACAGGTTGCCGTTACCGTTAAACGTACTAATGTCAATCTGACAGTTAGTCGTTTGTGATAATGCGTTGGCTACTGCCATTTGACGTTCTACGAACGCGGCTTCATCAATGAAGTACATAGACTTACGACCACCACGACCAATCTGGTCACCGGCGTCGCCTGTTATTGATGCGCCCGACTCAGGGTTAATTAGCTTCATGAAGCCGTTATGTAATCTTGGAATATAGCCCTCGGGCATAAACTCAGGCGGTACGTGATTGATGAAAAAGCGTATCTTCTCGAATAAACAATCGGGGTCACCTTTTTGGTCTACCTTTGCTTCTTTAGCACTACCAAAACCGGCACTGTAACCAGGAACGAATAACCAGTTAGTACAGGCATACGCAACACATAGCCATGAGATACCACCATCGCGGCTTTTCTCTACTAGCCCGTATTCGCCAGCCTCCCAACGCGTCGTCAGCCATTGTAGGAACTCAATTTGCCTAGGCCAGCAAATAAACGGGATATTAGGCAATAGACCCTTTTCTATTTGGCGTGGGTCAAAGGTAAAGCCGTAGTCGGTTATAAAGTCCCAAGGGTTATGTCGGTAGTGTATTTTTAGCGCGGCTAATAGCTGTGGGTTCTTTCGAATCTCTATAAGCCGTTTTTGGCGCTGTATGAATACGTCCGTATAGTCGGGATTCAGGTAATCAATAGCCATTTAGCATAGACCTACGAAAGTGAATACGATTAACGATACGTAAATGACTGCTACTGATATCGCTATTACTTTGACTTGTAGTCTTACGCTTTTCTCTATCTCTTTGCGGAATTTTTCAAACATCTTATTTGCCCCGTAATTTTAGTATAAAGTCCGCTACCGCTTTTATCGGCGTGATAATTAACGCACCGGCAATGTCCTTAATAATCCACTTAACACCATTATAGCATATGCGGGGGTCTGGGATTATCCAGCCAAAACCCAGGATTAGTAGCCCGATTATGTATGGCGGTATGTCTTGGGTTATTTGGTTGACTGTCTTCGCTTGGTACGTTGTATCATTCGATATTGTGTCCGCTGTCTGGTTTGACGTACCCGTTTCGACTTTGATTTTACTTTTCTCTTGTTCAACGTTCTTACCTACGTTCGCATTAACTTCAAGCTTCGGGTCGTCGTTCAGAAATGACAACGGGCTAAGACTACTACAACTTGGCGTTAGTAGTAGGAAACATACTAAAATAAATTTTTTCATGGTAATTTTCTATCTCTCGTTACCTTGTTAGTCCACTTAGGACCGAACCAAGCTACCGCGGTGTACAGTATTTTGGCCTTAGCTTTTGGTACGCCGTCCTGTAACATGGCTTCATAAAACATTAGGTGAACGGCTTTAGATGAACGTTGCTTGTATCTGCAGTAATAATCATGGATTACACTAGCGCGGCGATAATGTCCGCAGAACGGGGATGATACAAACGTCCAAAATATGCGGGGGATACTGGCACCGTTTATCAGTGCTCTTTTTGGTGCCGTCCATTTTGTACCTGAACGGTCGATGAATGAGAACGGTTCTACTAGTCTCATATCACGGTGATTGATATCGCACCACTTGGCTACCACATCGCCGATGAACTTCGGGTAATCCCCGATAATTCTATTCATCTTCGGGGTCATCATCGGTAGGTTGGTCGTTACGTTGGGCGGTCCATATCTCGTTATCGTCGTCGTCCTGTTCTATGCTGATATCTTCGATACAGAATTCGCTATCAAAATCTAAACCACCTTTAGAATCACCGTAACCAAACGCGTAAGCTAATTGGGCGCGGAATTCTAAGCCATCATTCAATCGCATTAAGCGCTTAACTTCACGCTTGAGGAAATGTATTTGTTTACCCTCTTCTAGCATTGCGTTCCAATCTGGGTAATTGATATCTGGTTTGTCGTCCATAATAACTTACCTTGTCTTTTGATGATGATCATGTCGTTGGTAGTCGCGCTTAACCGCCCGTTGAAATGTTTGTTTCTTGTCCTTCAACTCGTCGTTTACTAGTGTTTTACTATCGTGATGTTGGGTGGTTTCAGTGTCGATTAGATCTTTTGCCATGTTAAGTACCTCTCGTACTTCCATGTTACCTTTTTACCTTTTCTCATGTCAAGATGAACATGTCCAGGATATATGCCAATACCCTTGAAGCCTAACGCTTTCGCATGTTTAAGTATTATTTTCTTTTTCTTCGGGTCCCACGCGCTGATATCTACCGCAATACCGCGGGCGTGGGTACCAGGTTTTTTCTTGAATATCTCGTCAGGATGTCTTGGTGACCGGTAGCCGCTGTTGATTATAAGTGGGAAACCACAACGCGCCCTAAGCTCGTCGAGTTTTAATAAAAACTCTCGGTTCATTTTATGGTGACCGGTCCTCGTATCTATGAATTCGCTATCTTCGAAATACGTTAACACCGGCTGTTGTGCGTTGGCATAAAAAGACAGAAATAATACTACAACTATAGCTATCGCCAATACTGCGAAAAAAGATTTTAAGAATACTTTTAGCTCGCTGGCTGGGTTAGTGTTTCGTGTCATTGTCTGTCGCTCCTGTATCTGTTGTATCTTCACCGCCGTTAATGATAATTGCGATAGGTATGGCCTGTTCGTATATCTTGGCAATGACGTCGAGTATCGCCATCATTACAGGGTCTTGGTCTCGGAGCCGTGCATACTGGTACTGGTTTAGGTGCTTATTTCTACCGGCAAATAGTTTCTCTTGTTGTTCTAATTGTTGCGCATATTGGGTCAAAAGGTTTTCGGTATAATCGTCGTAAACGTATTTGATTGACTGTTCAGGTAGTAGAATTTTCGCCATGTTTTTAATACCTTATCCCGTGTTATTTGATTAGTTAAGTATAGCAGATTATACGTGGTTTGTTACGGGGCTTTTGTTAAGTGGCTGATTTATATAGGTATTTGATAAGGGGCATTTTTCAAAAATATATTTAGAATTTTTTGGAGCAGTTTAAATAGAACGAGGAAAAAAGAAAAAAAGGGGGTGTGGGGGGTCTTTTCTGTGTCAGTGTCCCGTGTCAAATAACCAATACTTTTTCACAAATAAACCATAAAACATACACACTTGTACACTATACCTTACGGGCTACAACCCACGTAAACCGTGACATGTAGCGCGACGCTGTGTGATTCTAGGTGTACTATCACCCGCAAACTCTAACAGAATCAACACACAACGCGACTTTTACATACAATCTTTAAATTAATTACTATTTATACTTGCACTATTAAAAGAACGGGTCTACATTTACAGGGAATCTTCAACCACATTGGGTAGGTAACACATTATGGCTACATTTATTAAAGCAATCGACCAGTATTCAGGCCGCGTTGACTATGGCACGGTGATCAAAGAAACATCTTGTTATATCACCGTAGAGATTAAAAAGTATTACAGCAATGGTAACTCTTTAGTTACTAAGTTATTTAAACGTGATGGTGCAATGTATAACCATACGTCAATTAACTTCTACATCATCCAACCAGAAAAGGTATAAGACAATGAACATTAACCAAGACACCTTTAAAACAGTTAACGACTTAGCAGATCTTAAAATGAATGGCTTTTTAATTGACTTATGCGGCGAAATAGCTTTAATACGTCGCAACATGAAAGCATACGACGACCAAAACAAAAGCTATGTGATAACTCATTACAGCAAAACATCAAATAGTTTTTACTGGTCTTCATATGACTTGACATTAGCCGAAGCGGTGAACATGTTTTACCGCGAGACTTTAGCAGACGAAGACTACAAAAGAACTATGACACAAGCACAAGAGGCATAAGACAATGAACACTTTACAACTACACGCACTAAGCAACGGCGAGCAAGTAGCATTCAACAGTTACAAAGCGTACAAAGATAACTTAATGGATAGCAGACTAACCGTATATGTTAACGGTTCACGGATGGAGAATATATTCAACAGTATGTATGAACTACATTCACGTAACGTTTTTGAATGGTTCGACATGCTAGCCAAGTACAAAGCACTAAGCGAAGACCAACGCGCCGCGGTTAAATGGTTAGTTCACATACTCCCGAACGGCTGTTCAATGAATCGCGCTTTAGAGTTAGCGCCGACAGTTAGCGTGTTCAAAGGTTATGAAATTGATTATGTACGGGCATTCGTTAACGATGAATTCCACATGCAGCACAAACTAGGTCACTTGGCAAAGTATTTTGATTACGCGGGTTATTGCTTTGACTTACAGAAGGAACGCAAAATTAGTAAGGTCACTTATGAAAATAAATGCTATACGATAACCAATGCCGATTTATTCAATGTGTGGGGTATATAATCATGAAATATTTACCAGCGATCAATCTGTGGGATAGTGGAGTAAGTAGCGCACTTGCTAACGGTCAGTTAAAATTACAAGCGGGTCAATGGATATACTGTGGTGACAAGGAACATAAATCACGGTTTATTTCAATCAATGACATTGGTTACATCAACGCGGTACATTGGAACGGTAGCGGAAGCAAGCAGAATAAAAACTTTTTGTTACGTGCTCGTGTTGCTAGGCTTCAAAGATTATTAGACAAGGGAGTTATTGACCACGACCAGTTTAAAGTATTCTCGCATGCACTCAGATTAGTTTAGACAAAAAATAACCGTACTCAAGGTCAGTGGTCTTGGTACGGTTTTAATCATAGGCACCTCTTAGCAGGTGCTTTTTTTATTGTTGTTTTAATTCTTCTTGTCTTCAATTCCTTTCATTTGGTCAATGTATACTTGCGCGGCCTGTTCAGGTGTCATATCGACGTTGATATTTATTACTGGTTTCGGTGTCGTATCGACTACGGTTAGATCACGGCTTTCTCGGTAATCTAACAAATTTTGTGCGACAAACTTGGCAAATCCCGCATTATAATGCCCCGCAAGGGTATTTGACACTAGTATATTTTCTTGTGCATCTCTGGCACTTGCCCATGCTGCGGCAAATTCTGGGTATTTTAACGTTCCATTTTCGTTCAATCGAATAGCGTAATCGGCTAGCGTACTCTGTAAAATACCCACTTGACAAGCAAAGCCCGCTTTCGTTGGTAAGTTGTTAACCGTTGATTCTAAAGAAGTTTCGCCCGTGTGTTCATCAACAACCGCTTTAATCGTAACAGGTGCAATATTAAAATACTCGTAGCACTCAATAACCAGTTCGGGATAATATTTACCTTTTGCACCACGACCCGCTAATTTTGGCAAATCGTCGCGTTTTGGTAAATCCGTCGAAATATAGTATTTCATACGATCCGTATTAAAAAACTTTTCCGTCTTAGCAATAATCGTATCGGGCTTATAGCGTTGTACATGAGGGTAGCCGCGCTGATAGCTTTCAATCGCAGAGTCACCCGCTTGTCTATGCTGCAATACAGTTAGTTCATTAGCATTAAGGGGCTTAAAACGCTTCGTAGCCATGTTTTAATCCTCTACCTATACCGAAGTACTAAGTATACGTTTTAATAGGTTCACATCGTCTGAGGTGAGCGTAACCGTACAACCTTTAAAGTCAAACAGGTTACGCAAGCGGTAAGCGCTACGTAAATCGAAATCAATTTCTTTCATGTCACCCTTCCAGAGCTTAAACTCGGCTATCTTTTTGATCAGCGAATTATAATAAAACTCTCGCATCTCGTTAGTTGTGATCTGTACGGTTGATTGTGGCATACAATACGCTCGCTTTGTTATGTGTGATATTAATTATAATGGATAATATACATAAAACCGCTATAAATTTCAATAAAAACCTCAATTAATGTCTAAGCTATTGATAAACCTGGGCTTAATCCATTTTGGAACAGGTGGAACAAAGGAGGCACAACCCTTGTTCCACTCTAAGTTACTGATAGTACTCTATATAAACCATATAGGAACAATGGAACAACTTTTATAAACTCCTATATATATATATAATAATATAGATCTCTCTCTTCTCTCTCTCTGCACGTTTTCAGTTTTTCTGTTCCGCGGTTCCAAAACGAAAAAAACCTCGTAAAGCACTGATATCTAACAAATATACAATGGTACAAGGACGGTTCCAAAGTCACAAAAACCCGTGCCACTTCACAATACCACGCACCAAATACCACACGAAATTTCGTCATTATGCTGTAACACGTTGTATTTAATAGCTAAACCTAAAACACGACGTGGGCACGTCGATTTACCTTTTTAGCACTTTTCGCTACGAAATTTCGTGTATTAAATCAACGAATTTTCGTTAATTAAAAATAAAGCTTGTGTTACATCCCCATTGTGGTATAACTACAATCCAACAAACACAGAACAGAAACGCAAAAAACAGCTTAAAAGAGGGTTCAAACCATGTTAAACAACGTAATTAGTATCAAACACACACCATTAAACAGCAATATCATTGCACCATTTAGCACAAATAACACATATTCGGAGTCAGAACAGGCAACAATAAACAAAGCGCTTGATATATTGGCCTCTAAAATTACGCAGTCTCACGACAATTTAATGAACAGTAGCCGTAGAGTAGGTCAGTTTTTACGCCTGAAACTATCGACCAGCGACAGAGAAATATTTGCAGTAATGTTTTTAGATAATCAACACCACATTATCAAGTATGAAGAAATGTCCGTCGGCACCATTGACACAGCAGCAGTTTACCCGCGTGAAGTTATCAAAAGAGCGCTAGACCTTGGCGCAAATGCCATGATACTAGCCCATAATCATCCGTCAGGCATATTGCAAGCATCGAACGGTGACCGCCAGATTACCGACAAGATATGCAAAGCTGCTAAGTTGATGGATTTACGCGTACTTGATCATGTCATTGTAAGCGGTATCGGGACATATAGCTTTGCTGAGCATGGCGAAAGTTCACTAATATAAACGATAGCGCTTTTTATAGCTCGTTAGCTTAGCGGGCTATGTGAAGCAATCTTTCAAACACACACCATTGAGGATCAGACCATGACAGATTTTAATTTAGCGCAACTACTACACCGCCGTAACTATTTACAAGGTGAGATGATGCGCCTTGAGGCTAAAATTAAAGAGGTGAAAGCACTTGGTGCGTTACCTTGGGAGCATAACATGTACACTACTGCACTGCACCGCGTAGAACTACAATTTGACGCGACAGTTTCACGTATTAATGAATATCAGAAACAACCGACCGCGGACACGGTAGCAGAGGAAGCACCAGCAACAGGTGGTTACTACATCGTTAAACTAATGCTACGTATAGGCGACTATGAAAAGCAAACCGTACAAGCCATACAAGCGCAAGACGAAGCAGCAGCCGAAACCAAAGCGCTTGAGAACGAAACGCATAACACTGACGACGCGGGACATGATATCAATGGCGATTGGTGGGACGATTATATGATTTATCAACTGTACAGCATAACCGCGGTTGATCATCAAACATTCAAAACCGTGCAACAATACCTTTAAGCACCTTTAAGCACCTTTAAGGTGCTTAAAGCACCTTTAAGCATCTTTAAACCATGCAACAAAGTACACAATTAAGTACACAATTAAGTACACAATGAGGATCAGACTATGAACGAATTAGTGACAGCTATAACAGAATTTTGCCTCGAACACTTCTTGGTTACCCTAGCAGTAGTAACGCTTATAAAGTGGACGATAATATATTTATTTTTTAAATGGCTATATAAAAAGTCTCCATGTATCGCGTTAATAACAGGCACTATATATGCGGCTTACTGGCTTATTAGCTTCGGGAGTTAAGACTATGATTATTTTACTTATGACATACGCTATTTTTTACATTCCGCTTGATTGGTTCACAATGAAGATCGGTAAAAAAATGCCTTGGTACGTGCCATTTATACCAGCTTTTTTTATTTGGCAGTTAGCAGGTTACGCGGCAAGAGTAGCAGCACAATAATTAAACACATAACGGGAGTTAAGATCATGAGCGAATTTCACAGCGATGGCAAATTAATCGACAGACTAGCGGATATGCTAGGCTTCACAGTAGACCACGACGGCGTACTTGCTTGTAAGGTATACGACCAAGACGGCAAGATGATCACCGATGGAGGTTACCCTTATGTGGTTATGTGTCTACGTACTATTAATTACGACCGCAAAGAAAAAGCGTTACATTTTAAGCTAATTAACCGTGTTAACGCCATGAACAGCGTACATACATTTTTAGACGAAGCGAAAACCAACGTGGAGCACTTACTATCTAAAGGAGGTTACACCACGAACGCAGATGGACAATTGCATAAGAAGTACCGCGACATGATAAAGGGTATGCTTGATAACCTGTTAGAAGTTACCGACGGCGTGAAGCGTTACACCATTGATCAAGTTACAGGCGGCTGGCTACGTGTTGAAGCACAAGCGCTATACTTAGAAGATAAAAATTTTCCTCTGCAACAGTCATATGGTAACTGGGTCAACGTGTACGACGTATTCAGCAACAAAGCAGAGACACGCGATCAAGCTATACCGTTAGTTGACTTCGATCAAATGTTACAAGCTCACAATGATTTGCCAGTACTCGAAGCCGACCAGCGCGAAATTGAATCACAAATAATTAAACACAAACATCTATTAGGTGTTGAGTAATATTTTTTTAACTTGAGGATCAGATCATGACTACTACAAAAAACAAAGCCAAAGTATACAGTAAGCACACTTTATGGATGGAGCAAGCGCCAAACTTTAATTTTGAGCTAGACGAAGACGAGCTATTGCACGTAGCTATCGAACGCAATTTCGTGTCAGCGGTTGGTGATAACCAATACGTAATCAATGAAGAATATAACAATGCTAAGTAATAGCGCTTTTTATAACTCATTCGCGTTAGTGGGTTATGTGCAGCACTCTATTAAATAAAACGAGGATCAGATCATGATTGAATACACAGTAAGGGTATATAACAACGGCGATGCATTTTGGTTTTTAAACGACGACCTCCACAGAGAAGGTGACAAGCCAGCGATTGAACGTACCAATGGTGATAAAGAATGGTACATAAACGACGACCTCCACAGAGAAGGTGATAAACCAGCGATTGAAAAGGCCGACGGGCATAAACAATGGTTTTTAAACGGCGAGCGCCACAGAGAAGGTGACAAGCCAGCGATTGAAGGTGCCAACGGTTATAAAGCATGGTGGCTAAACGGCAAGCTCCACAGAGAAAACGGCGCGGCGATCATAAGTGCCAATGGTGATAAATCTTGGTATCTAAACGGTGAACGCTTAACAGAGGAACAACACGCCGCACGGACTCAGCCAACCAAAGAACTAACCGTCGCCGATATCGAGAAGTTACTCGGTCACAAAGTTAAAGTAGTTAAATAAAACGAGGATCAGATCATGATTGAATACACAGTAAGGGTATATAACAACGGCGATACATTATGGTTCATAAACGACGACCTCCACAGAGAAGGTGACAAGCCAGCGGTTGTATATGCCGACGGTACCAAAGAATGGTACATAAACGGCAAGTTCCACAGAGAAGGTGACAAGCCCGCGATTGAACATGCTAGCGGTCATAAATCTTGGTGGTTAAACGGCAAGCGCTACAGAGAAGGTGATAAGCCCGCGATTGAACATGCCAGCGGTGATAAATCATGGTGGCTAAACGGCAAGCGCCACAGAGAAAACGGCGCGGCGATTATATACGCCAATGGCGATAAAGAATGGTACTTAGACGGCGAACGCTTAACAGAGGCTCAACACGCCGAACGGACTCAGCCAACCAAAGAACTAACCGTCGCCGATATCGAGAAGTTACTCGGTCACAAAGTCAAAGTAGTTAAATAAACGGGGATCAGATCATGATTGAATACACAGTAAAAGTATATAATAACGGTTTTACAT